CTGTCAAATTACTGCAAGTTGCTGGCCAAACAACTGGAGGCGAGACAGTGAGCGGATATGTGATCGAGGCCATTCGCGGCGGCAAGTGGACTGCCGTCAAAAGATGCTGGGACTATCGCAACGCTGTTGCGGCTTTGCATCGTCCTGGTCGACGTCGCATTGTGTCAGAGGCGACGGGGTTGACCGATGAGGAAACCCATCGAAACGCGGTAGCGGCTGGGGTGTTTTCTGGCGATTACCTGGCGTGGACGTTGCAAGCCAATCATCAGCGAGATAGCTGGGAGCCTGTGCCGATGAAGCGGAGACATGTTAGGCCATTGGTTTAGTTTGTGTTGTGGCGGTTTTGTTTTCGAAACGAGGAGCTAGTTATGAAGGTTTGCGTGGCGACGTTGAGCAGTATTTCGACCTATTCGCAGGGCAAAAAGATCCAAGAGAAAAAGAAGCCGAAAGAGGCTGACGCCGACTTCGAGGCTCGCATTTGGCGAGAGCGGGCGCATTGGACAGAGGACGGGCGGCTTGTGATTCCGCCGGAGCAGTTTTCCTTTGCGATCAAGGACATGGCGCGAACGCTGCGGATTCGCATCGAGGGTAAGGGGCACAGCGAATACGGCAAACTGTTCATGGCGGGGATTCTTATTACTGATGGCATCGTCACGGAATACACTCGCGACACGGTGCCGCACTGGACGGGCTCGATGCACGCCCAAGGTAAACGCGGTGGCGGTAGTCGCGTTGATCGGACATTCCCGATGGTGCCCAAGTGGCGCGGCGACCTGACCGTTTACATTCTGGACGATCAAATCCCACAGGACATTTTCGAGAGGGTGCTGAACGAATGCGGCAAGCTGGCTGGCGTTGGTCGATATCGGCCAAGCCAAGGCGGCACGAATGGCCGCTTTCGGGTTGAGAAGTGTGTTTGGTCGGAACAGTAAGTCGACTTGAGACGATTTGGAGTCGAGGCCAAGTGAGTTGAGGCGATTTGAGCTGACTTGAATCGATGCGATCTGACTCGATCCGAAACGATCCGACTTGAAACGAGATGAAACGTAACCCGCCGTCGAAAGGACTAGCGATTCGCAATCGCGGGCGGGTTCTGGTAGCGACGCGAGACGAAACGACTTGATACGAACCGAACTGAAGCGAATCGACCCGAAACGAGACGTAACCCTGTGGTGCAAGACCTGCCATTCGCAATGGCGACAGGGTTCTGGTAACGACCTGAGTTGAGGCGATGCGATTCGATGCGAGACGAGACGATGCGACGCGAAACGCAACCCTGCGGCTAACGGCCTAGCAGTTCGCAACTGCAATAGGGTTCTGGATGCGACCCGATTCGATCTGAACCGAGTCGAAACGACGCGAGATGAAACGTAACCCGCCGCCGTAATGGGCTGGTCATTCGCAATGACAGGCGGGTTCTGGTGCCGAATCGAGCCTATGCGTAGCGATACGATCTAAGCCGATCCGAACCGATGCGACGCGAAACGAAACGCACCCCACGGCTAACGACCTAGCCATTCGCAATGGCAGTGGGGTATTGGTAACGATCTGATCCGACCCGAAACGATTCGAAACAAGCCGAGACAAAGCGACCCGAGACGAAACGCAACCCGCCGCCTAACGGGCTGGCAGTTCGCAACTGCGGGCGGGTTCTGGTAGCGACGCGAGCCGAAGCGATCCGATCCGAGCCGAGTCCGAGCCGAGTCAAGGCGATTCGACGCGACACGAAACGAAACGTTTTTTTCCGACACACAAACAGAGGAGACATGAAATGGCGAACGACAAATTTAGGCGTGGCTTCGACGTGCAGACGTTGGTCGACACCCTGGCGAAGCTGCCGATCGGCGGTACGCTGTCCGTCGAAGAACTGGCCGGTCAATTGCGGCTCGACAAGAACAGCGGCAAGTTCCGCGCGGCGTTGGCATCAGCCCGCCGTATTGTCCAGACAGAGGCCCGTATCGTGGTTGCCTGCGAACACGGCACGTTGACGCGGCTGGATGACAGTGGGATTGTCCAAGTCGCGACAGGGTCTATCCAACGCATTAGACGGGCAAGCGTTCGCAGCCTCAAGAAGCTTGGCTGTGCCGACTACGACAAGCTCGACAATGCGGCCAAGGCGAAACACGACGCGGCGGCCAGTCACTTGGGCATTCTGGCTGAGTGTGCAAGGCCAAGCATTGTTGCCAAGATCGAAACCGTTGCCGCTGCCAAGTCGGCTAAACTCACGTTCGACGAAACTATCAAGGCGTTCCGCGAATGATTACCGAATCCCAACAACGAACCATCCGCCGCGAGTGCGACATCGTGATTGCCATGTGCCGGGCAGCGTTAGAGCATTGCGTCAAACTTGTCGCCGAATGCCCTTTGGGCGAAACCAATGCTGCTGAACAAATAGCCGATAATATTCGAATCGGCATGATGGCCGCAGGCATTCTTCGCGAAATCAACGACAAAAGAAAGACGACCGAATGCCAACACGAAAAATAACTTTCCGCTTGTCGCTTGACGATCCGCTGATGGTTCGGCTTGAAACGATCCGCGACAAGTGGCAGACGAGCTTTACAGACGTGATTTTGACGCAGCTATACGCTGCCAATCACGTTGACCGACCGACGACATCATACGACCGCCGACAGGCGGCACAGCTACGGAGACGGGAACGCGAACGGCAAGGAGGGTAGCGATGGATCATGCACGATTGGTGGCGGTGGGAGTGCTGGCGGGAATCCTAGTCGTCGAATGTTTCGGCGACGTCTTGCTAGCGATTTTGAAAGCGTGGGTGAGCAAATGATTGACAGAGAATTGATCGAGGACATTGAATCGAGGCTCGGGATGGTGGCGCACAACCTGAGGGCAATGGAAGAACGACTGCAAATCATTGGTTGGTCAACAAAAGACGTGACTCTATCGCGCATGGAACTGGAAGCGGCGTTCAAAAGCTGGCTGACGCTGCGGACGAAATTGCAAGCGGCTGGCGTCGTCTCGAACGTGGGAGAATCGTAAATGCCAATCGAAGTAATACGCGGCAAGCAGCCACGCCCTAGGCGTGTGCTGCTCTACGGGCCGCCTGGCGTCGGCAAAACGACCTGGGCGAGCAAAGCACCCGACCCGTTGTTCGTCGACATCGAAGGTGGGTGCAATGATTTGGACGTTGCTCGAACGAAGCAGATCACCGAGTGGACAACGCTTGCATCGACAGTGCAAGAGCTAATCCGCGATGGTGGGCCGTGGAAAACAATCGTTCTGGATTCGATTGACTGGGCCGAAAGATTGCTTCACCGAAAGCTTTGCATCGAGTACGACGTCAAAGAACACGAATTGCATAAGGCTGGCGGAGGGTTTGGGGCTCACAACAACATGGCGGCGGCGCGGATCAGCAAGATGTTGGACCACTTCGCGGCGATGCAGGCCAAACATGGCTGGACAATCGTGCTGCTCGGGCACGCGAAGTCGCAACGGATCGACGATCCAGAGCGGCAATCGTACACGCAATGGCAGCTTGACCTGCAGGACAAAGCGGCGGCCGCTGTGCGTGAGTGGTGCGATGAGATGTTTTTCGCTTGCACGGATGTCTCGGTCGAAGAAATCGAAATCGACAAGAAGCAAGGCAAGCGGGTCCTCGGCAAAGGCGGAACGCGGAGACGCGTTCGCACCGTCGGGACGCCAGCAATTGCGGCCAAAAACCGACTCGGCATTACGACAGACTTGCCGCTTGAATGGGCGGCCTACCAAAAATTCTGGCCAGGCAGCGGCTACACTCCGCCACCAGCCGAACCGGAGCCGGAACCGGATAGCGACAAGCCGGCACAACTGAAGACTGAACCAGAGGCTGAAACTTTCTAGGAGCTAGACAATGAGCGAAGGTGATTGGATCGAGGACGAAAAGACGACGGACAGCGGCGAGGCGATGTTCGCGGAGGTCTTCGGCGATGGCGGGTTTGACACGTCGAAAGTTAAGTCGTCGTTGCTGCCTGCCGGCGTGTATCGAATGCGGATCAGCAAGGCGGAAACGCGAGCATCGAAAGCCGGGCCAAACATGCTGGCACTTACGCTGACCGTGGCTGAGCCGAATGAATACGAGGGGAAGCGGCACTACGAAAACCTGAACTTGCAACACGCCTCGGCACAGGTGCGAGAAATCGCAAAGCAACAGCTTAAGGCTATCTGCTTGGCTTGTGGCATCACGCAAGCCAGAAGTCCGAGCGATTTGATTGACCGCGAATGCGTGGTGAGCGTAGCGATCAAGCCGGACAAGCAGAACGAACTGCGGAACGTCATCAAGAAATGGCATGACGCCAGCAGGGACGTTCCCGCCGTGTACGTCGAAGCGGCTGGCGGTGATGGTGGCGATCCATTTGGGATGTGATCAAGAGGGAGTTCCGCACTAGTGTTAGCCGCCGCAAGCGGCTTGAAGAAGCGGGAGCCTGCCGGAGGCTAGTGACTGACGCAGGATTGGACCGTGACAGCAACCAGCAGAACCGTACATGCGTAGCACGGAGTCGGTGACACGCCGGAGAGACGGCGATTTGATGCGGCGGCGTGGTGGGAACACGCAGCGGATGGCGAATATGGCCCTTGCGGGCAGAGCATACGCGACTGTCGATTGACGTTCGTCTGGCAGCAGTCGACCTGGTTCAAATCCGGGACGCATCATTTGAGTTGAGGTCGGTCACTAAACAGGAGGCTAACGCGATGGCGGAACGGTATCAGGTGATAGGACGGCGGATTTGGGATAGCGAGACGGATACGTACAGCAGGCTGTTTGACGACGAATCAGACGCTAAACACGTAATCGGCTGGCTGACCGTTGATGGAATTAAATTGCAATTTTGCCCGCTCGACCAATGGCAGGACGACAAGCCGGAAAGCGATGCGGTCAATCATCCACCGCACTACCAAGGCAAAGTCGAGTGTATCGACGCGATCGAAGCCGCCCTCGGCGATGATGGCTTTGTGGCTTGTTGCCGTGGCAACGCGATGAAATATATCTACCGGGCTGGCCGTAAAGGCGAGTCCGTGGAAGACCTGCGAAAGGCGGCGTGGTATCTGGAACGGGCTATCAAGACGCTCGAAAAGTAAATCAACCCGTCCGCCGGTCGCGAGCGTTGGCGTAAGCGGCTCGGGGCCAGTAGTCGGCAAGGTGCCGCGGTCAGGCCTGGAGAGACCGGCGGGCGGGGGTTTTTGGGAGGTGCGAAAGATGCCAGAGTTACTCAAGCAACCATCATCCCGCATCGTGCAGATTGACGGCGAGCACGCATTGTGCGAGGACGGTTCCGTTTGGCTACAGCAAGATAACCGTCATGTGCCGTATATGTGGGTTCTTGCCAGTCCGCCGCACGAACCGCCGAAGCAAGCGGCCGACTTGGCGGAGGCATTGAAGGTGCTGCGGATGCTGGCTGAATATGCTTGCTTCGATTACGGAAAGCAACACGCCCAATGCCTAGAGGCGTTCAATAGGGCGTGGGAAACACTCAAGAAACACGGAGCCTAGGACATGACATCAGAAGACATCGCGAAAGTCGACAACTGGCAATCACTCGTCCGCGTGTCCCACGGGATGGCACTCGAAAAAGGCTGGTGGGATGACGGGATCGCCAATCGGCCATCAGAAGACATCGTCAACAACTTTCACGCGGAGGTCAGTGAGGCGTGGGAGGAATACCGAGCGGGCCGAATGGCGACGTGGTACGCCGATCCGCAGGCGGTGCTAGCTGGGAAGCTGCCGAAGCCGGAAGGGTTTTTCGTCGAGCTTGCCGACCTGCTGATTCGCATTGCTGATGCGGCGGGAGCGGATCGGATTAGCGTCGGCGAAGTGTATTTCACTTGGACAGGATTCAGTAGAGCGACGAACGAAACAGTCCTGATGCTGCACAACCTAATTGCGGATCGCGAATACGAAGAGGCAGTTGACGAATGTCTGTCGTTTGCCGCCGACAATGAACACGACCTATGGGCAACGATCCGCGAAAAGCTCGCCTACAACGCGACGCGGCCGTATAGGCACGGAGGGAAGCGGGCGTGAGCATATTGACGACACCCCAATTATTCGCAGGCATCGAGCCTAGCGGCTGTGAACGATGCTTCTACTGCGCCGGCCAATGCGACGATACGCACTTGGCCAGCGACATCGTGAAGCCGACATTCACCGGACTCGATAACGTCACGCTGTCGCGGTACGTGTGCGGCGGCTGCCTAGTAGCGATGGCCGAAGGAATCGACATCGTAAATGCTAGCGGCGAATTGAAGACGAACCAGAAAACTCGCGGCTACTCCTGGATCGTAACAAGAAACGCTAGGATCGCTTGCACCAAGGCGCATCGCGTCCAGCTACTCAATGCCTGCCTTGTGCCGCCGACGCCACCATATGCCATCTGCATCAGCGACAGCGGCCAGAGACATCTGCTCTACCGCACGCCCGTATGCTGGTCGCGTGATCGCGTAGCGGTGACCCTGGAGGGTGAAGCGATCGCCTACGATCCGCCGCAACTAGCGGCGCGCATCGAGTTATGCAAGCGAATTGTCGCGGCGACCGGGAAGCCGGCGATCAAGGAACTGATGAGCACGCAGACGCAAATGCGTATCATCGACCACTACGACAGAAACAACGAGCTAGTCGCGTGGCTAGCCGTGGAGTGTGAGCCGCTATCGCGACTCGCGGTTTGGTTGTGTCCAGCAAAGGAGGAATGCGAAAGTGAATACCCAGGAGCTACCCGCCCCGACGCCCAGCCTAAACACCGTCGAGCTACGGCAGAGACTCGCCTGTTTGATTGATCCGCAGGAAGCCAAGGAGGCTTGGTTCCACGAGAATGCTCGACCGTTAGCGATTCAATTTTGTGCTGCTCTGCCTGCCGTCTTTGGCGATTCGCTCGACCGAATGACGCTGTGGGACAAGATCGCCAGCGCCATCCAGAGCGGCTACGCCAAGACGGTGAGCGGTGATTTGGATTTGTTTACGCAGCATGTATTGGAGAGCATCAAGGCCGAGCCTGGAAAGGCTGTGGCGAACGAGCGATTCACCAGCGCCATCGATGCATTGTCGGTGTTGCGTGAAACCGAGCGGCAAGACTGGTTGACTTACCTTGTGACGCATCTTGTGCCGGTGCTGGTGCAAGCCCGTCGCGCCCACAAAGAAGCGATTGGAGCGAACCAATGAAGTCGTACACTATCCACTGCTTGAGCGAAGCGATTGGGCCCATCACGCACATGAGCGGCACGGCTGGCAACGAGGGCATAGTAGCCCGCGAGCCTGTCCATACCGATCGAGGCGTGATGATGGTGCCGTATCTGTCCGGCAACGCTCTACGCCATCGATGCGTACGCGAACCAATGGCGCTGTGGCTTATCGATCGCTATGAGCTACGAGGCAAGCTATCGCTGCTGCAACTGAATTTCCTGCTGCACGGCGGCAATCTGACCATGAGCAACGCCCACGAGAACACGCGACGCATTGCCGACATGCACGCCTACTGGCCCATGTTGTCGCTATGCGGCGGATCATTGCCCGACCAGATATTGACGGGCAAGCTCGACTGCTGGCGGGGAACGCTCATCTGCCAAGAGAACCGCGTATCCATCAGTCGTGTAATGCCGGAGTTGCCAGGGGATCGCCTGCTATCGTGCGAGCGATTCCTAAGCGGATACCAGTACACTCGCGGCGACGCAAAAAAGACTGGCATCGCTCGCGATCGCGACGATATGGAAGCTACCAATCTGATGATTTACAGCGGGCAAGCGGTGACGCGTGGCGCTGTCTTCCATCATGGATTCGTCGCCAAGCACGTGTCCGAGATCGAGCTAGGCTGCCTGATGTTGGCGCTGCGGCTGTGGCAGGCGAACGGCGGCACGATTGGCGGCAATGCTCGCCTTGGACACGGCCGCCTGGAACTGGCGCTAGTCGGCATCGAGGATGACGGGACGGCTGTCGATGCGTACGTGGCGCACGTCGATAATGTCCGCGAGAAGGCCATCCAGTGGCTTGATGACGCGTTCGCAAAGTCGGCAGCGACCAAAACAGCCAAGGGCGGCAAATCGTCGCAGAAAGGGCTTTTGAGCGATGATGACGCAACGTAACTGGCGGGTTACGGCGGTGCTGTCGTCACCGATCGCTGGCGACCCGCCCTACATTGACGCCATCTTGGAACACGAGATGGCGCAGCGGCAAGGCAAGGCAATGAGGCTATCGAGGGCGGACAAAGCACCGCCCCTCGGGAGCGTGCATATCCCGTGCTTGCGTGGCGAGTGGGCTGGCGTGCGTGGTATCCCGCGATGCTCGGCGCCGATTGTGGCGCCGCTAACGGAGCGGCACGAGCACTACGCTAAGCGGATCGCTGTCGAGCATGCCGCGTTGCTGCGAGAGGACCAGCGGCTTGTAGTCGCTACCGGCAACACCTGGACCAAGAGCTATCGCCTGCCGAACAAGGTGACGCAGGCCGATAGAGTGTGTTGGTTTGTCGGTGGCGCCAAGCGACGCAATTTGAAGTCGCTGCTAGATAGCGTGGTGTCGATCGGCAAGGACATCTCGCAGGGATATGGACGCGTCAGCGAATGGCTTATCGAGGAGGTCGAGCACGATTGGAGTTGGTTCGCCGAACTGCCCGAAGGCCGGCTGCTGATGCGCGTGTTGCCGTGGGCTGACGAGTTGGAGAGGTGCATTGGATGGCGTAGATGGTGCGGCGGATACGCTCCGCCCTACTGGCATCCAGATCGATTCGCGGAGGTGGCGCTGCCATGCTAACAATAGCCCTCGTGGGCTGGAATGACAGGGTGTCGAGCGCTTGCCGCGTGGCATGGTCGCTCGGCGCCGATAGCGTGTGTCTGATTGACAGCGTGCATCCAAAGGCGAGGCATTTACAATCCGCAAAACAGATACGCGTCTATAAGGCAAGCCGTCTACCGGACGACGCGTTGATATTCGAGGTGGACGGCGACCCAATCGACGACTGCTTGCCGCTTCTGCGATCGGCTACGTGCATTGCGTTTGGCGGGGCGTCATATCACTTTCCGCCATCCGATCACAAGCGATTATCTATACCGTCGCGGAGACCGTGTTTGATTGGAGATCAAGCCATTTCCATAGCCTTATTCGCGAGGATGTCATGTTGATTGCATCGCGCCGGCACACTGCGGCCGACTTGGCGTTGTGGGACGAATACGAACGCGGCGACATGGCTTGCGATGTTGCTAGGCTCCAGCGAATGGAAGCCGAAGCCGTCGAATGTATCCAGCGATTCGCGGACGCTGGTCCGTGCTATGTCAGCATCAGTGGAGGCAAAGACAGCAGTGTGCTGTGGGCTGTCGCGCAACTTGCGAACCGCGGGCTACAGGCGTGGCATCTCGACACGCAACCGCTTGCCGATCCGCATATCGTCGAGGTGTTCGCGCATCTCAATCAACGATTCCCGATGCCGATAAACATCGTGCGCAACTGGTGCCGCAAGGGAGACGACGGACAATGGCACGCGACAGGGACGTTTGAGAGCGGCATGGCGGAGGTGAACGAGAAGGCCGGGAGCCATCGGTATATCTGCGGAGTACGCGCGGAGGAAAGCGGCGTTCGCCGCATATCGTGTCGGCATCTAGGCAAGACAACCAATGTGTCATGCAGGCCGCTAGCGTGGTGGACGGCGCAAGATGTCTACAGCTACTCGGCGATACGTGGCGTACCATTGCATCCCAACTACGCCATGTTAGGCGGCGGTCGATGGGATAGGAGCAAGCTGCGCGTCGCGTTCCTCGGGTTGACGCACGGGGCAAACCGTGGGCGTGCCGAGTGGGAGCGAGAGTATTACGGCGATGTGCTGAATCGCATTGAAAGGATGGCAAGGCAATGAAACTCCGCGACTACCAATACGAAGCCATTGAGCACACCTGGCGATGGCTACAGCGGGCGAAAACCGCGCCCGTAATCGTCCTGCCAACTGGCTCGGGCAAATCAATCGTCATTGCCGAAATGGCAAGGCGTGTCGTCGAGCTAAAGCGACGCGTGATTGTCTTGGCACATCGAAAAGAGTTGCTCGAACAGAACGCCAACGAGCTACGTACGCTTGTGCCTGGAATGGATATTGGCGTCTACTCGGCTGGACTCAAACAACGCGACACCGATCATGCCGTGGTGTTTGCCGGGATTCAATCCGTCGTCAATCGTGCCAGCGAATTCGGTTCTAGGTCTCTGGTCATGGTCGATGAGGCGCATATGATCGGGCCGGACGAGACCAGCGGATACAGGCGATTTCTGGACGCGTTGGCGCAGTGCAATCCTAACTTGCGGCTCGTCGGGCTGACGGCAACGCCCTATCGCACCAGCACGGGCGCAGTGTACGGGCCGGACGAAATCTTTGGCGGCGTCAGCTACAACGCCAAGCTGTCAAAGCTGATCGCGGACGGCTACCTATCGCCAATCGTGTCATGCCGGGCCCGCGAAGAAATCGAGACGGACAGCATACGCGTTCAGCGTGGCGAGTTCGTTCAGCGGGACATGGAAGCGGCGTTCGACGTCGAGGGCGTGACGCAATCGGCGGTCGCGGAGCTTGTCAGCAAAGCGGCTGGCCGTCAGTCAATCATGGTGTTCTGTGCGGGTGTTAATCACACGAAGAAAGTAGCTGGCAAGATCCGACAACTGACCGGCGACGAAGTGGGCGTTGTCACGGGCGAAACCATGATGCTAGAACGTGCGGCAATCATCGACAAGTTCAAGCATCGACAGTTGCGTTGGATTGCAAACTGCGACGTGCTAACGACCGGGTTCAATGCGAGAGGCGTCGATTGCGTCGCGGTGTTGCGGGCTACGTGCTCGCCTGGGCTGTTTGCTCAAATGTGCGGCCGTGGCTTGCGATTGCACGAAAGAAAAACCGATTGTCTCATCCTGGACTTCGGGCAGAATCTACGCCGTCATGGGCCGCTAGACGCGGACGATTACGGCGTGGCGAAGAGCAAATCGGGTACGCACGCAGCGCCGGAAAAAAAGTGTCCCGAATGCAAGGCACCAGCCCCGCTAGCGGCCAAAGTGTGTGAGGAATGCGGGCGCGAATTTGCGGAAGACACAATCCCGAAAGCAAGGCATGACGCATCGGCGGATGACGCGCCGGCGTTGGTCGATCAAGTTAAGCCGACGTTGTTCAGCGTGGTGTCGATTCGGTATTCAAAGCACCTGAAAAAGAAAGACGGTAGCGTTAGCCTACGCGTCGATTACGAGGTAACGGAAGACGGCGCGGAGATGCCGCAAGTTGTCAGCGAGTATGTCGGAATTGGCGAGTACGACTGGCGGGACGGGTTTTACGGCCAGAAGGCCAAGACCTGGTGGGGCAAGCGATGCGAACACGCCAATCCCGTCGGCATCGACAACGCGTTGGCCATTGCGAACGCTGGCGGGTTGGCGGATTGTTCGGCAATCAAGGCGGTCCAAGAGGGGCGATTTTGGCGGATCGTCAATTACATGCTGGGGCCGAAACCGGCTGAGGCGGAGTGGGTTGGCAGGCTCGACGGCAAGGCCGGAGAGCCGATCGAAGGTGCGGAGTTCGGGGCGTATGACGAAGTGCCGTTTTAACTGTTCGAAGTGTTGGAAGTAAGGAGTACGAATCGTGAGTGAAAAACAAAGGTTTGCGGTCCGCGATTTGCTGGAAATTTTCGACAATGAGACTGGCACTATTATAGCGACTGCTGTAAGTCGCAATCGTGCCATTATGATATCGGCGGCGCTCAACGCGGCATATTGTCCAGCAGTGGAGCTGGAGCCGCAACCCGCTGTCGCCGATGTCGTTTACGCGGCCGACCAATACCGCGTCGTTCGCCATTCCTACGGCGACTCCGGACTCGGCGTTTATCGCGTAATGAGTCCAAGTCGCATTGTGGCGACGTGCGAAAATGTGAGCGACGCTAGGCAAATTTGTGACCGACTCAATGATACCAATCCGAAATCGGAAACGTAATCATAAAGGGGCGTGGACAATGCGTTACGTGAACAGGCAGATTTACGCAAACGAAACACTCAAGTGGTTTGATCAATTTGCGACACTTGGAAAATGGAATGTTGAACGGCAACAGCGGCTGCGCGACCTGGGGACGGACCCGAAGCCGGAGGATGTGGACAAGATCATGGGAGCGTTGTGGACGGCGGTGCAATGCAGCGAATGCGGTGAGCATCGCGACAGCGGCATCGAGCTTGACACTTGCGATACCGAAGACGGGAAGCCAGTTGTGCTGTGCGAGGCGTGTATCGAAGAGGTTCTTGATTTGTTCGATCACGGAGATTTTGGACATGAATGACCTACACAACGCCGCCCGCGAATACTGCGGCTACGGCTGGCGGATAATCCCTACCAAGGGCAAAGCCCCTTGCGGCGGCGTAGGCTGGCCGCAGAAAGCGACTAGCGACGCTGGTGAAGCGATGGCCATGCTCGACGATAGCAACGCCGACGGCGTGGGCGTGTTGCTGCGAGCGTCTGGGCTAATTGACCTGGACGCGGACAGTCCCGAAGCCGAGCAGGCCATCCAGCGATTGTTCGGCGGCGATGTCCCGCGAACGCCAACTTACCGATCGGCTCGCGGACTGCATCGGCTATTCGAGTGGCGTGACGGCTGGGGCAATCTGTCGAGCAAAGCCAAGGTGATGGCGGGGCCGATCGAGATACGCGGGATCGGCGAGCGTGCGGCGCAGTCGGTGTTCCCGCCAAGCGGCGGGCGTGAGTGGGTCGTATCGCCAGCGGATTTTCCGTTGGCGGTGCTATCGGATGAAGTGCTCGAGCAACTGGTGAGGCTGGCGACACCTGCCAAGCCAGTTGCCAAGCCGATCGTCGATCACCCGCGAACAGGCGGACAACTCGATGTCCGGCGATGGCTGGATCGCGTTGGGGCTACGCTGCTCGAAGTCGATCACGCTGCGGACGGAACAAAAAAATGGTTCGTGGAATGTCCGGGGATCGCCAGCCACACGACGAGGAACGCAAGCCGCGATTGCTGCATCACCCAAGAGCCGAGCGGACGGATGGGTGGCTGTTGCTTCCATAGCAGTTGCGGGATGACGGATTGGACCGCCATCAGCAATGCGTTGGGCCGGCCGACGCCGGCGGAATGGGGTATCGAGGAGTCAGACCCGCATTGGGCGGCAATTGCGGAAAGGCTGATGAGCTCCGAACATTCGAGCTCGGCGACGAGCTCTGAACATTTGAGCTCCGAACATTTGAGCTCGCAGGAGCTCGAATCGGTCGAGCTCCAATCCACGAGCTCGCCAGCGCCGAAGACGTCCGAGTTTCCGGCCGATTGCCTTACTCCACCCGGACTCCTCGGGCAGATTGTCGAGCATACGCTGGCGGTCAGTTTGTACCCACAGCCGGAACTGGCACTGGCTGCCGCTATCGGATGCGTGGCGACATTATGCGGGCACAAGATCACCGACGAACAGCGGACGCGAAGCAATATCTACCTAGTCGGCGTGGAGCTTACCGGAGCCGGCAAAGACGCTGCCAGACGCATCGTGTCCCGGCTGCTCAAGGCGGTCGAGCCTCGGCTATGCGGGCCGGAAACCATCAATTCAGCGGCCGCTGTGGCGTCGGCGCTCAAGGTGTCGCCAATCCAATTGATGCTGCTGGACGAGGCCGGATACTTGTTTCGAGCGGCTGCTAACCCGAACGCCACCCACATGGCGAACTTGGTGCCGACGCTACTTAAGCTGTTCACTTCGTCAGCCGAGCTAACCAATGTCGCCAGCTACAACGACCAAAAAAACAACGCGGACATTGACCAACCCAACCTGTCGATCTACGCGACATCGACGCCGGACGCGTTTTGGGAGCATATCACCTGGGGCAACGTGTCCGACGGGCTTGTCGGGCGAATGCTGCTATTTCCGGGGCGTGGATATCAGCCCTATCGATCGGCAAAAGCTGTCGAATTACCGGAGGACATGATTGAGGCTGCCCGCTGGTGGTGGAAGTGGTTTCCCGGAGATGCGGCCGATCACATGTTGTCGCCAGCGCCAAAGGTGTTGCCGCGAACGCCAGAGGCTCAAGAACGCGTCGATCGGTACGCAGTGGACATCTCCGAACGACGCATCAAAGAAGACCCTGCACACGCTGCCATTTGGTCGCGTGCGGCGGAAAAGGCCAACAAGCTGGCGTTGATCCACTGCGCCAGCCGCAACATCAAGACCGAGCCACAAGCGATTGAGTTGGTCGACGTCAATTGGGCAATCAAGGTCGTCAACTGGCTAACACGCCGGCTAATTGCCGAATGTCAGAAGTACGTGAGTTGCAACCAACAGGAGCAGGCATCCAAACGCGTCCTACGAATCCTGGCCGAAGCTGGCGAAAAAGGCTTGTCTCAACACGAGCTAACGCGTAAACTGCAATGGTTGCCGCGTAAGACTCGCAGCGAGCTTGTCGCGGACCTAATTGAGTCGGGCCAGATTCAGGCGGCCAAGGTCGAGACAGACGGCCGCCCGAAATACAAGTACCGACTATCTTCCCGCCCCACTAATGGGAAGCCCCGCTAAGGGGGCCGCTTCGGGTGTCCTTTCGTCAATTGTCGCGTTGACGAAAGTTTGACGTTAGTCGAAAAGCCCCTGCCTTACGTCACTTCTGTCAAGCTTTCGTCAAAGTCGATTTTGACGGAAGGGTGATATGTAATATCCTATAAAAATAGATATTTTTTTAATATTCATACCCTTTCGTCATTCCGTCAAGGCCATCTAGGACAGTCCAGATTTTCACCCCCGCTATAGGGTTGGTTTGATTGTTTTCTCCTAGACGCCCCTGACGGAATGACGAAAGATCCCCCGCGCTCAAAAATCCCCCCACATGGTCTTCAAATCAACGTCCGTTTATGAGAGGAAAGCAAATGCCAAAACGTCGATCGTCAGGAAAGGCCCTCAGTCCGCGTAGGACGCGTTTGCCTAGAAAAGCGACCCGGAAGCCCAAGACGTCGCGCGTCGAGCGTACGCGGGCCGGTAATCGCTGGACGGAGGCTCAATTCTGGGGATTCGTCCGAAGCAATCTGCGATTGATGGCGAGAAAATGGCCGCCGATCCGCGACGCGAAGAAGGCGGCACGCCGGCCGTATCGCGGGCCAAACCCACGGCAGAAGTGGGAGATCCAGTGTTGCCACTGTCAGCAGTGGTTCATGGATCGCGAGACGCAAGTCGATCACATCGAAGCGGCTGGCGCATGTCGGTCGTTCGAGCAGGCGGTGGAGTTCATGCGGCGGCTCTTGGTGGAGTTGCCGGCGTTGCGGGTGTTGTGTCACAAGTGCCACCAGGAGCGGCACGCTAACGAGGAGTAGGGGCTATGGCGACAACGCGTTGGATATCGGCGGTGGAAGCGGCGAGACGGTTCAAAAAATCGCGAACGACAATCATGCGGATCGCGGCTGAACAAAAAATGCCGATGAGACAGGCGACAGGCAAGCGGACGCGAAAAACCAATTACGTCGACGCGGACAAGCTGGAAGCGTACATGCGGGCGAAGTTGATTGATCGAGCGACGATGGCGGCGAAGTATTACACCGTCAGCCAATGCGCGGAGTACCTGAACGTCCCGCGACATATGATTGACCTGTGGGCGCAGAAGGGCAAGATCGTCCGCAAAAAGGTGCATTGCCCGTTTTCAGGCCAGCCGATTGTCGTGATTCGGAAAGCGGAAGCTGAACGTTTTCGAGCCGAGTTCCTGGCGCGATCTCGTTACCGGTCGATTGCTGCGACGGCTGCAATGGCAATGCGGGCCAATACGCGGGACAGCGAAGTGGAAATCGAGATGCCAGAAGAGCGGATTGAGCGGCGAAAGTATGCCGTGAGGCTGCTGACAACGCGAACGCTGATCGACGGCAGTCCGAATCCGTATCGTTCCGAGACGTTGAGCGATCAGGAAGTTGACGACATGGAACGGCAGATTGTCGCTGGGCTAGTTACCGTCAGCCTCGACCAACTGCCGATCCGCTGGCGATCCGGCGAAAGCTACGGCGAACCGCAGCACTACGTTTACGCGTCGGTTGGACCGGATCGCACATTCGTGCGAGTGGCGAGCGGTTGACATGACCGCCAACGTGCGTATCGTTAGGGCGGTGAGTGGGGACGACGCGACAGGCTGGCGGCGGGTGCCTCTACCGCCGCCAGCCGTCGCGACGAGGAGGCATGGCGATGACGGATCGGATCATCTGCGGCTACAAGCCGTCGCGACTCGGCAGCAATCCAGCCCGCTGGCCGCGCGGAACAACCATCCGCTATCGCGTGGCTGTTCCAGCCTTGCAAGGTGTCGACCGGGAATCTTTTCGCCGCGTGTTCCGCGCGGCTTGCGATAGTTGGGAAGCGGTTTGCGGAATCGAGTTCGCGGAAGTGGCATCGCGCGAAAGCCTGACGATCACAACCATGGCGGGCGCCCCTGGCGGAGTGTTAGCCGATGCGGAGTTGCCGTATCTGCAAGGCCGGACGACGCCGTTGCGAATGCGGTTTGACGTTCGCGAACCGTGGGATGCCGTCAACCCGATTGAAAGCAATCGCATCGGATTGCAGCTTGTCGCGGAACACGAGCTGGGCCATACTCTCGGACTGGACCACGGCGGCAACGACCTAATGCGGCCGTATTACGATCCGCAAGGGCGTATTGGGGAATGGGAACGTCAGCTAGTGGTCGAGGCGTATGGGTCGCCTAAGCCAAAGCCGACGACGCCGGTTGATCCGGTGGCGGATGCGGAATTATTCCGGCTGGTGACGAGGGCTGGCGGTTTGGTGTTGTTGGTGCGTGGGGGGCTGGCGATCGAGCGAATCAAGTAGTGACATCCACGCCCCGCGCCGGCGGCTGATCCTCCAGCGTCCCGCCAGCGCTGTGCCGCCGGCGCGGTTTGGATGTGTTATTTGGGAGCACAAAACGATGGTGAAGAAAGCAATGGCTGGTGAGCGTCGTAAACGTCGGCGAGAGTGGGTGGCGGTGGCGAGTGAAGCCGTGCAGACGGCTGGCGAAGCGGAGTTAATTACCGAGACACAAGCCCGCCAATTGTCACGGGCATTGCGGCGTCCAATTGTCAGCGAGCGGATGCGGGCCGCGTTCATCGGCGAGCTTGAACCGGGGCAATTGGACGGGGCGGAGCATCCGTCTGGAAAGTTCGACTTCGATGCTTTGATTGAGCTATTGATTGGATTCTTTCCCAAAATGCTTCGGCTGAAAAAGTTCGCTGATTTAGTGCGTGACATCATGGGGCTGCGGCAATGATTGCCATGCTGCTTGCTATGACGATCGCTCAACCGCCTGGCGCGTTGCTCGTTGAACGCCACGAATGGCATGACGCCGACACCGCAACGCGGGCTGTTGTGCGGTTGCCGTACGGCGTGTTGGTCGAGGGGACAATTCGAGCCGACGACTACGACGCAGCGGAAACCGCATCGCGAACCGGGAGCGATGTCACCGAGCAGGAAAAGGCGATTGGCAAGCAGGCCGTCGAAGAATTGCGGCGGATGAGCGTTGGGCGTACGCTATACGTTGTGCCATCACAGGGCGGCAAGCGTGATAGCTTTGGACGCCTACTCGGGCAGCTAGTGCTTGTGGATGGCGGCAAGCGTGAGACGTGGTTACGTGACTGGGCAGTGTCGAGCGGGTATGTTAGGCCAAAGAAAGGCAGGTGATTGTGTCTGTCGTCAAATCAGCGGCCAACGCCGTAGCTTGCGTGGCCGCAGCCGCGAGAGGAGCTAGCCATTGACTACCGGATATGTCTTGCTGAACCGCTGTGCGTTGCGTCGGCTGTCTCCGTTGCCAGTTTCTGGCTGTCGGTTGCCCGCCAAGCGACGCGAAAAGAAATTGTTGCTTGCCGCAATGAATGCTGGACGACTGCAGGGGCTATCTGGGGTGCGGCGGCGACTAACGGATCACTCGGAGGTGCTGTATGTCTCCTACTGATCGAGTCGCTAGCGATCCAGCCGACGTCGGCAATAGCCTGGACCATTGTGGCGTCGGTGGCGGTCGATTGGTCGGCGCCATCGTCGCTCGACTGGCTGAGGCGGACCGCCGTCAACGTGTTGCGAAACGCCTTGCCAGCCGCAAGCTTGCCCGATGCGCCAAAGCCCGCCGCACGTACCAAGCGGCAATCGCAATCCGAGTCGCCGCCTACGCCGTGATCCTTGGACTACTCGGGCTGTTCGCCTGGCGGGTGGAAGCGACGCAGGAACGGATTGCCCGTGAGCGTGAAGAGCAAAAGCGGATCGAGCAGGTGTTGCCGGAGGCCGACACGCAATCGGGCATCGCCTGGACGGACATGTGCGGGATAGTGGGGGACAACTATGGCAACTGAGCCGACTAGCGGGCCCTGCCGCATTTGCCGTCATCGATCGACAGGCATTTGTCCTGGATGTGGCGGTATGCTCGGGCATTTGCAACTTGGCTTGCCGCCATGTCCCGTTTGCCCGCATGGCCGTCATATCGCTAGCGACATCGACGACGCGAACGCGGAACTGGCCGAAGTGTATGTTTTCCAGGACGATGGCGTGGTGATTGGCGAGTCGCCAAATCCTGACACGCTTGAAGCAATCGCGTTGTCGAACCAAATGCGGATCATGCAAATCAACGCTATGCTGCAAAGCAACCCGGAACGAATACCGGCGGTGGAATCGGTTCTGGGCATTAGCGGATATATGGGGAGCTAGGATGGCCGACGTTCTTAATCGCACAACCCGCGAGCTACTGCGTAGCGTCAACACGCCCGATTATCCGGCCGTCGAATGGATCGCCAATCCTGACCTGTCGGCCGTTGCTGGCTTGCCGACGTGGCAATGGGTGATTGAGGGCGACACGATACGACCGCCGAGGGCCGGCGAATTGG